CCCGGCACGGTTATACAGTCGATTACACACGTCAACCAGCTTGGTGACACTATCAATCTCCTTAGTTAGGTAAAGGGGACGAACGGCTACACCTGCAAAGAAATCAGCTCCACAACTCTCCCGGAAGGGATGAGGAGTGTCGAATGACTTTTTCTGGTTGATCTCGAACCCGAAGGTTACAAGAATCTCCTTGAGCTCATCAACGACATCATTAGTAACAACGATGTCATCTCCGTAAACTCGCGCTTCTTTCGGGACTTTAAGGCCCCTACGGATATAAACAGCGCGGATCAGCGACGCAAAGATTAGCGTCTCTAGCTCGAAGGTAAAACCATTCCCCATTGAGGAGAACTTTGCATATGTGATTTCCGAACCATCAGGAAGGACTCCTCGTTGAGATCTGAGGATGTCCAGCCAATGAAACCAGTCCGGTGGCAATAACTCCCTCACGACTTCAGTTGAAATCGTATCACTCGCTGAAGCGAGGTCGAGGGTAGCCAACAACCACGGATGTATCGATCCGAGTTCAGCCAGTTGACGATGAGTCTCCTGGCCATGCTCAAGATCTATTGACCAACGTTTCAACGCATCGCGTAGGACCGCGCCAGTCCCTAACTGCAGGAATTGGTTAACGGTCGGTTCGATAGCAATCGGGCGGTCAGTCTTGGCCGTCTTTGGTACTGTAGTTACTCGGTTGTGAGGAACCTCCTCGACGTCAGGTAGCGAAAACCAATCGCCATAGTCGTCTTGGAACTCACGAAAACCCGCAGAGCGAGCCCACCCCGGATGCATTTGAAAAAACACACGGAGAAAGGGCCGAAGCGAGGGTGATACGGTTGGTCTACCGTGTTTAATCTTATGGTAAAAAGCAACCCTGGAGGAATCACCTAGCCCGGCTGTTAAGCCGGGGCCAAATCGACACCTCTCCATCACGGCACGTACATCAAACTTTCGCAACAACGTGTCTATTTCACAGCGGGCAATCGAAAGGACTGCCTCCGCCGTCCCTGGCAATCTCTGCCTAGAACGGAAGACGGTGTTGGTACTCATACAACGACGCTCTGACTTCAGCACTGATTCAATAGCTGCATCCCGTCTTT